ACCTTTACAAAAAGAAATGATAGATACTTTTTTCACAAACTAAGTATTAAATATAAACAAGAGGAAATATTAGATTTTTTTGTATCTAATTTTATTAAAGATGAAAAGAAATGGATTGGAAGTCTTTTACAAAATGATGGACAAGATATATACTTGGATTACAAGAAACGGCAAGACTCTTTTAAATACCATTTTAGAAACGATCTGTTATCTATTAATAACGATTTTAATGCTCATAACATTTCTTTTGATGATGGTTTTGTTTGCCGTGGCGGACAACATCCTAGACTTTTACGCTTACTTCTTCAAAAGAAAACGTCTATCCAAACCATCGTTGTTCTTAACGAAGTCTTATCGTTTACTAAAAATTGGAATAAAGAAATTGCCGAGAAAGTTGTATGGCCTAAAATCTCATCTACGATTGCCAAGTTAAAAGGATTTATGAAATATAATAAAACAGAATGTAAAATAATAATAAAAGAAGTTTTTTTAAATGACTGATACAGTATTTTGTATAGGTAATGGTGAAAGCAGAAAAGGTTTTGATTTAGAACAATTAAGACCTCATGGTAAGATATACGGTTGTAATGCTTTGTATAGAGATTTTACACCAGATGTATTAACTGCTGTTGATCATGGTATAATGCACGAAATATACCACAGTGGTTATGCTAAAAAGAATACATGTTATTTTAGAGAGTGGACTAAACAACCTGCTCAAACTTATCACTTAACTTTATATGGTACACTAGACAAAGATCAAATTGATGAAGTTAAAAAACATGTTAATGTTATACATGAAAACGAAAGAGGTAATTCAAAAGAGTTTGTTTTTCATGGTGCTAACTTATCAGGCATAGTTAATATTATAAAACGTTATAAAGGTAAAGCTAATACCGAAAACGTTATGAAAAAAGAGATCACACATAATTCAGTATATGTTAGTTGGGTAGAAGATACAGATCCTGTACATACATTAAGAGAAGTTATAAAACCTAAAGATAGAGGTTGGGCTTGTGGTGCTACAAGTGGTCTACTAGCATGTATAAACGAGAAACCTAAAGATGTCTATTTAATAGGACACGATTTAAATAGTAAACATCAAAAACTGAATAACGTTTACAAAAGTACAAGACATTATGCTAATCAGGAAAACGCTGCTATACCTAGTGTTAACTGGATAGATCAGTGGAAAAAGATATTCAGAGAGTTTAAAGATATAAACTTTTGGAAAGTCAATGAGATAGTAGAAGATAGATCAAAAGAAATATATGTAAATGATGACGTAAACAAGAAGGTTTTACATTGGGACGGCACGGTACCTAACATCAAATATATTGACTTCAATGAACTCAAAAGGCGCTTGACATTAGCATAGAAATATGTTATATTAGTAATATGTTTGACACTTTTATATACAGATTATTGGATAAGATTGTCAACTGGTGTGAGCGTTATAAGAAATACAGAATTGATAAGACTTTACCTAAACCCAATAAAAAAGAATTAGCAAAATGGGTAAAACAGAATGAAAAGTCTTATAAATAATAACGATACCGATTATACAGGTAACACAAATATAATAATACAAGGAGAAATACAAATATGGATTTTGAAACATTAAAATCATCCGCTTCAAACTTTGATAAACTAACAAAGGCACTAGAAGCAAACGCAAATCCCGAAGACAATAAATCAAACAAGAACAAATACCAAGACGATAGACTTTGGAAACCAGAGTTAGATAAAACTGGTAATGGCTATGCTGTTATTAGATTTTTACCTGCTGCTGAAGGCGAAGAAATGCCTTGGCAAAGAGTATGGACTCACGCTTTCCAAGACAAAGGTGGTTGGTTTATTGAAAACTCTTTAACAACACTAAATCAAAAAGATCCTGTCAGTGAAGAGAACACTAGATTGTGGAATACAGGTGTTGATAGTGATAAAGAAATCGCTAGAAAAAGAAAGAGAAAACTATCATACTATGCTAACATTTTAGTTGTTAGTGATCCTAAGCATCCAGAGAACGAAGGTCAAGTTAAGTTATTCAAATTCGGTAAAAAGATATTTGATAAGATAGCTGAAACAATGAACCCAGCGTTTGAAGATGAGAAACCTATTAACCCATTTGATTTTTGGAAAGGTGCTAACTTTAAACTAAAAATTAGAAAAGTTGATGGTTATTGGAACTATGATAAATCTGAGTTTGAGTCTGTTTCACAAGTTGCTGAAGATGACGCTTCTATCAAAGCAATATGGGCGAAACAATACCCTCTTAAACCTTTTGTTGATCCTAGTAATTTTAAAACCTATGACGAACTCAAAGAGAAACTGATTAGGACAATTACAGGAACACAAAACACAACAACAGTTGATAAAACGGACCTCCCACCGGCAACTGAAAACGTTGTGAAAAGTCAGGAAGTTAAATCTTCTCCGACAAGTGATAATGACGAAGATGATACTTTGTCATACTTTAGTAAATTGGCGGACGAAGATTAATTCTTCTCTCTCGCTTTCTAACTTTAAGGGGTGTCGAGTAATCGGCATCCCTTTTTTTTATGCTGATTGTTTATTTAAAATAAAAAACGTATCGTCTATATTTCTAGCAAGATTTGCTGATAATGTCTGATTGGTTACTTGATTTACATTATTAATAGGTGAATTGTTTTGAGCAAACGTCATTTCTTGTTTATCTTCTTTTTCTGGTGTAACAGGTTTAATATTAAATTCTTTTGGTAAACTTTTTAGTATAGTACCTTTTTCAATTTGAAACTGATCTATCATTTTATCTAACTTATTGTTTTGATCATCTAAGTTAATAATAGTTTGTTTACTCTCATCTGTATCTCTAATCTTACCTAATGCTTTTGTATCTGCTGCCTCTTGTAATTTAGAATCAACTTTACCCTCATCATTATTTACATAAGGTTTAGCTTGGGCTTCTTTAACAGGTGTTTCAACTCTATCTAATAACTCAATATCTTTGCCTGGTTTAATTTTGTTAATTAATGCTATAACACTATTAATTGAATCAATAAAGAAATTTTTAATAGTAACAAATATATCTACAAAGAAATCTTTTATTTTACCAGGTATTTCCATTATTTTATCACCAAAATCACTTAATTTAACTTTCAGATTTTCAAAAGAATTTTTTACATTTTCAATAAATTCACCTAGTCTTTCCTTTATTACATCAATATTTTCTTTAAATATTTCAATTGCCTTTTTAATTAAAAAGAAGGCAGCAATGACTAATCCTATAACAGCTACAACTTTTAAACCAACTATTAAGAATGGGGCAAATGCTAATAAAGCAGATAAACCAGCTATTACAATTCTCTTAGTAAATGTACCTAATGCCTTAATACTACCTGTTAAACCTTTTGTTTTAAATATTTCAAACCCTTTTGCCACACCATCAAATACACCTTTTAACCCTTTATCAAATCTCTTAAATCCATTAGTTATAAAATTGAAAGACTTATTAACTGTATTGTTTATACCATCTACTAATTTACCAAAAGAAAAATCAAATATATCAGGTAGTTTCTTAATTAAATTCATAGCACCAGTAAAACCATCTATCACTAAAGCTAATGTTTTTTGTACTTGTCTAGCAACGTCTATGAGAGGTTGAATTACAGGTATTAAGAAGTCAGGTGCTTTATCATTTAAAGCATTTTCAAAATCATCTAAGAAACCACCGATACGTTTATCAAATCTACCACTTCTACCAGTAAATAGTTTCTTTTCTTCTTCTATTAATGCTCTTCTCTCTTGTAAATTTTGTATTTCTGATAGTAAAGACTCTTGTTGTTTTTTTGTAATTTGTTTTTCGCCTTTTTGAAACTGTCTTAACTTTTCAATGTTTTCTTTTTCTAATTGTTTGACCTTCTTCTCTTCAGCAATTATTTGATCTTTTCTATTATTAATTTGTTTCTCTGTAAGTAATCTATTTTTAACTTCAATCTCACCTGTTTTTTTGTTTCTAACTATTTCTGTTTCAGTAAATATATTTTTCTCTCGTAACTTAGCAGACTCTTCTTCTTTTGCTAATCTTTCTTTATTTAATTTTGATCTTACTTCATCTAATTTTAATGCTTGATCACCTAGAGTATCAAGTCTAATATCAAAATTATCAATAAATTTATTTAAACCATCTAAACTGCTATCTATTTTTTTACCTGTGCCAGTAGTTAGTGCTTGTTCAAATTTATCAACTTGTTCCTGAGCATTTTTTTGTATATCAGGTATAACAGATTTGAATACAGCATTTAAAGATGTAGTAACTTCTTTTGCTAACTCTTTTTCTAACTCTAATTTAGTGATTTCTGCTGCCATTATTTTTTACCTTTACTTGAACCTGTGTATAGACCGAACCAGGCAGCACCAGCACCAACAACGATACTAATTAAACCTGATTGTTCCATTGTAGGGGCAGATAAGTTCATATACCATATAACACACTTATATAATAAGACTATGTAAACTGTTAAGAACAATCTAGGGAATATTCTCCATGCGTCAATAGCTCTTGCCATATGAATTAATTTAGCATATGGATTTACACCAAGGTCTTTGATTGAAGTATCAACCTCTAAATCTACTTGTATTTTTTGTTTAGGTTCTACTACCTTTACTTCATCAACCATGTTTTTGTTTCTCCGCTTCGTTTCTGTTCTTTTCGTTTTCTTCTTTTATGTGTTGTTCTAATAAATTGACATAAATGTCTCTTTCCCAAGGCATTAATGATTCAATCTCTCTTAAACTATATTTATGATGTTGAATTAGAG